TTGTTCATATCCTCTGAGCCAATGTCCATCCCAAACATTATCTAGAGCTAAAACAAATCGTTTAGGATTTTGATTCATTAAAACTAACCATTTTTTTTGAAAATTATTTTTTTTATCAAAAAGATTTATCCATCCCATTTGGCTACGACCTGGTTTCTTTTTCATTCGTTCTGCCCTATCACCTTGCAGTTTTTTAGTAAGGTTCTCAATACGGGTTTCGCACTGATGGTACTCTCCAGACTTAGCCTTTATAATTTCCGCAAGCCTGACACTCATTTCTGTTTGGTCATCAGCAATATCAAACATGTCATTAAGTTTGTTTAAGTGAGAACTTATCACTTCTAAGTTAATCACCTCCTTGCAAGCGTTAAGATACAAATTAATCTCATCCGCAGTTAAATCTGGTTTATCCCAGGTTAATCTTATAAATTCATGCTCAAAAAGAACTCTATCTTCTTGATTTAAATAATTATTAATAATTTTTAAAAATCTTGAGTTGTTAAGATTGATTCCTAATTTTTCGGCGCAAACTTGCTTTTGCCTGTTTAACTTTGCGTCTTCTAAGTCTAAACCAGTGGCATCATTGATTTTTTTGATGATTCGACTCAAAGACTTAGGTGAAATGTATGAATTTAAAGCAGCGCCGTCTTGAGAAGGAATTATGTCGGGATTTACGTCTCTTATGAAAGCCAAAACAGTTCTTTGCTCATTGCTAAGAGATTTTACATTTCTTTCAGGAAAAATTATTTTAGCTATCTCTAAAGACGACAAACCGCTTTCTGCTTGCTCTAAAATAAAATCTTTTTGCTGTTGTGTTAATTGTATGTCCTCAGTCCTAGAAGTTGCAGTAGTTTTGAAATTTATTGAGTTTTCTACTAAAAATTTACGTACAGCCCTGCCCTCCTTAGACCTTCCGTCTAATTTGTCATCTTCAAAGCATTGACGAGTCAAATCTATGAGGCTTGTTATTTTTGCCGCATTTTCTCTTAAAAATTGTTTCTGCTCTTCGTTAAGGTCCATCATTTATAATATCGCTCTCTCTTAGTATTTCCATGGCTACCTGTAAGAACTTCTTTTTTAGGTTTTTAACTTGTCGATAGCCTAGTTTGTTTTTTTGGGGTGATATTTTATATCCCATATACTTAGCGACATCCTCTTCTGTCTTTTTTTCAAAATACAGCATGCGATATGCTACATAATGAATTGATGACAACCTGGCCTTCATTTTATCATCAAGAAGCTTTAAAGACCTTTGAAAGTCAAAGTTATCATCTTGTCTGCTATGTATTTCTTTGCTGAAGTCCTCAATAGATAGGGGTAGTTTTATTTCTAAGCCTATCTTTTTGGATTTTTTCCACTTTGAGCAAATTGGGCATCTTTCTTGGTCATGATCATCTAAATGGTATGATGGACAAGGGTTTGTGTAGTTGCCGTAGTGATTCCTTAGTAAGTTGCGAATCTGATTAGAAATGATCCTGCCTATCCACGGTTCAAGTGGTCTACTTTGATCCCACATGTGCCACTTCTTAGCAATGTGGCTTTTTATGATCTGTTCTACATCATCAAAGTCAAACCATCTAACAGCGTTTAAACGCCATTTGTATTTTTGTTTTTTTATGGCTTGATCTATGATATCAGAGCAATCTTCATAAGTTCTCTTATCCCCTTCCTTTTTCATCTAAGAACTCATCAACAGATTTACTTCTCCTTGCTTTAGAAAAGTTTGGAGGAGCGTTTTCTCCTGCTAATGAACCCAAAGTAAAGGTATTGTGACCTTCAGCCGAATAATCGACTTGTATCTTACTTATATTAGGGATAGATGCTGAGGAAGTGGTGTCTTCGCCAAAATCTACAGACTCGACTGTAGTGTTTTGTTGAGATGCTGTATTGGTAGCAATACTATTATTTAATTGCTGACCACAACTAGAACAAAAATTTGGTTTTGAATTTGCGTACTCTATTTTAGCACCGCAACTATGACAGAATAGATGGCTCATAAGCTTATATATTTATATAATAAAAATTCTTTTTTTCTATTTTATTACACTAAATTAACAAGATCGTTGTCTCTTATAATTAAAAAGCTGTAGGCCGCTGTCGCTTAGACGTTCGCCTTGTTATATATAATCTACACAGATTTATGATTTTCTATTTTAGAAACAATATATTTTAATATTTTACTTCTAACTATGTCTCTATTTGTAAATTTAAAAGAAGTTATGCCATGCTCTTGTGATTCTTCACAATTAAACAAATCAAACATCTCTCTGAACCCGCTTCTGCCATTGATATCGCTTTGCATGAAGTCTCCGCAGATAATTAGCTTTGTATTTTCTCCAACTCTAGTGATTAAGGTAGTAAGCTCCTTAAATGTAAAGTTTTGCGCCTCATCTGCCACTATCAGTCTATTGTTCCAGTTTGCACCTCTTAAAAAGTTTATAGGTACAGCAGAGATACGACCTATCTGCTTCATGTAGGCTGTATCGCCCTCATGCACCATTTCGTCGAGCTTATCGTACAATGGCATGAGAAATGGATCGAATTTGTCTGATATATCTCCTGGGAGGCTACCCAAACCTTTATCGGCACTTTCGGCTATACTTCTTATGTAAAGTAGGTCTTTTTGGAAATCTTTTGCCATCAGCTGCAAGCAACCATATACAGACATATAAGTCTTACTGGAACCTGCTGGACCTGCAACAAATATAATCTTTGTGTTTTCATGGAGTATCCACTCCAAAAGCTTTTGCTGCTTGACGGTGAAGTTAAATTCGCGCTGCTTAAAATTTATTGAGTGGAAGGATGAACTCAACTCAAAAGTGGACTGCTTAGAAGGTGAAACTTTCTTTCGGGGCATTTATTTTAATTACACTACTTGTATAGAAGTTTTGCAATTTTTTATAAATCTATTTGTCTTATTTCTGCTGTTGTTACTACTGTATCTCCCCCATTTACACTATAATTTGTTGTAAGCACTCTAGCACCAGCGGCCATTGTTAAAGTCCCTATATATGGATAAGCAGTACCATCAATATCCTGTAAACCAACAGATACATCACTAGCAAGCTTATCACCACTATAATCAATAGAATTCTCTAAACCAGTAGATGTAATGTTCATTTCTGATTCCACACCATCTAAAAGCATAGTTTCAGCATTTGTATTACCTAAAGCATAAACTGGGGTGCGGGTGTATTCTTTTGTATAATTTATTTGAGATTGAACATTGCCAACCACATCATCCATATTTGTTACGCTACAGGTATATCCATATATCACTCCATCAGGATTAAATGGAATAGTACCCCCACCATAAGGACTTGTGTCTTGCTTTATCGCATCACCACTGGGAGGATTCATTGATATGAAGTTAGCGGCAACTGTAACAGGTTGAAACGGACTAATAGAAACAGAATAATTGCTTAAATAGCTATTTTTATAAAAATTAGTGCCAATTTTAATAGGAAAGAAAGCAGATTGGCTTGCATCATTCAAAAAACTATTACTAGCCTCTACACTAGTGTCTAATATAAATTTAAATGATATGTTAGTAGTCCGTGGACCCTGGAATTTAAACTGGTCAGTAGAATCAACACTTTGCCCCAGATTTCTCTTCGCCGCAGCACTTGCACTAAAAGAAACATTAGCATCTATGGCAGATACATATCTGGTTGCCTCGTTAACAGTGTTTGAATTTGGACCTCCCACATATACAGGCAGATTGGAATATGATAAACTCATTTGTTTATATTACACTGGCTATATTTTTTTTAAACAAAAGATAGTAAAACCTTTGGCCCCAACCACGCGCCGAGAAAAGGGGTGGGGGTATGGCCGTTTACTTTTTGATGTCGCACTCCCCCCCCTGAATTATGCTATATTATCTAATTTTTTTTTTTAGAAATGGGGTAGGGTGTTTTGTTATAATTACTATAATTCTCTGAGGGTGGTAAAAGGCAATTATGCAAAATTCTATAGTTCGCTGAGGGCGGTTATCGAGCATTATAGAATCGCTGTAACTTGTTGACAGTCAATGACTTACGCCGAATCCCCCGCCCGCGCCGCGTAACTCGTTGAGTACCAACGACTTACGAACGTTCTTACATATACTACGTAACAACACCCTGTCAAGTAAAATATTAAAAAAAGTTGTCAAGAAAAAAATTGAAAAAAATTAAAATAAAAAAAAGAAAAAAAAGATGCTTTTGCCCTTGACTTTTTGCTTAAAGTGTGTTATACTTAGGCATGGAAATTACTATAGATGAAATAATTGAGTTCACTGACAGCAACGGGTATGAGATAATTGACGAAGCCTGGAACGGCATTCTTTACAGGGGTTCAGATGGTGAAGAGGTTTACGAGGATGAGATCATTGAGATGATCGAAGAAAAAAAGAAAAAAGAACTTGCTTTTAAATAAAAAATAGATTATATTCAGGTATGAAAAATAAAGACTTACTTCAACTTTTAGTTAACACCGCATTACAGAATGCGAGCAATGGAACCAATGGCATCGACCCAACCGAGGGCATCGAGGTCTTAACACCTCTCAATGAGTGGGCTGTCCTAGTCGAGTTTGACGTCGAGACAGGCAACGTGATTGTCACCGACGAAGACGGCGGCGATCACCAGTTTACAACTGACGAGATCGAGGTCTTAGATATAAGATTGCTAAAATAATATAAAAAAGATCTTGCGTTTAAATAAAATATAGAGTATATTCAGATATGACAGCGAAACAAGAATTACAAGAGTTTGACGGGCAAGAAATAATCTTTGAGATCTTTCCAGAGGACTGCCCGAATCAAGTAGAGCAAGGCACACTTTCCTTTGACGTAGACGAGAATGCAATAGTTACCTTTGACGATGGCGAGACGATGAGCATAAAAGCAGATCAGGTCATTGACACATTCGACAACTGGAGCAAAGAAAACTTTAGCTAAAATAATTAAATAAATACTTGCGTTAACTAAAAATCTGGAGTAAAATTAAATCATGAAAACAAAAGAACTTTTAAAAATGGAAGCCACCATAAGAGCAACTGAAAGCCTCGTTGAGTGGATAGCCCAAAGTGATCAACTATCCGAGAGCGAAAAGCAAAAGGCTGTACTCAAGCAAATGAGACAGCTCAACTCTCTCATAGCCGAGACAAAAAAAACAAATGAGAAGCTTGGCTTCTTCGCTAGAAAATTCAGCGCTAGCATAGCCGCTGTTAAAAAACTAGAAACAACAAAATAAATCTCTAACACACACACAAAAAAATCATGAAAAAATTCTTATCAGATCTCTTCGACCAGTTCACTTTCACTTGTCTAATCACTAATGCCTTTAATCTTTTCATCTGTATGTTTGCTATAATGTTAGGTGAAGATTCTTGGTTGTCACTTAGGGAAAGTGTTAGAGGTTTCACTGGTGGCACTGTCTTGTTTATAATGTTTGGGCTTCCGTTAGTGTGGGCGTTCATTATGGTGTGGTTGACTAGAGCAGCCGACAAACTAAACGCAAAAGTCTAACATGACACCAAAAGAACGCATGACCGCATGGCGGTCACTAACAGAACCAAAACCATCTTGGGAAATCTTTAAAACTTTGTTAGGGTCTGACGCAGACCCTAACGCTGTACTAAAAAAGTGGCGGGCGTGGCATGCTCGCAAGAGTAAGTAAAAACCTTCGTAACTCGTTGATACTCAACGACTTACGCGGGCGCGGCAGCCCCGTCGGCGTAACTCGTTGACAGTCAACGACTTACACAAGATCTTACGTAAACCCTTGTCAAGTAAAAAGTTGCAAAAAAGTTTGTCAAGCAAAAAAATCAAAAAAATAAAATAAAAAAAATGAATAAAAAAACAAAATAAAGCTTGCTTTTTCTGTGAAAGTGTGGTATACTATAAGCATGAAAAATAAAGAATTAATAAATCGCTTAGGTAACGGAACCGAATTCACTGCTCGCGGTGAGTGGTTCGTAGTAGTAGATACAGACTTTGAAAATGGTTTTGTGTGGGGTATGGATCAAGACGGCGGTGAGCAGGAAGTCGCTATAGATTCTATAGACGATATAAGCGAGAGCTTAGCCGACATGGTAAGCCGCGACTGGTCTCCTATGCTCAACAAGTTGAGCCTGTAAAAAAAATAAAAAAAAGATACTTTTACCCTTGACTTTTACATTAATCTGTGCTATAGTATAAACATGAAAAACAAAACTAAATCAAACATCATCAAGAACAAAGACTGCGTACTTTACGCAAAAGCTCACATCTTCCCAGTCGG